AATAAATTAAATAAATCTGCTCCTTATGATAACCAGAGTGATACCGAATACTTAAAAGATTTGTGGGTTTGTATGACCTACCAACGAAAAATAAGACTATCACAAATTCTCACAAAGATTAAAAACGTAAATGGATTTGATAAAGATGCTGCAGGACACGTTGATGTTGCAATGAGGGCTGAAAAAGCGGGAGGTCGTAAAGTAGTTTGGGATGGATTTCGTAGATGTCTTAAGGCAGGTATTTGTGGACTTGATAGAATTGCTATTTCAAGAGTGAAACACCCTATAAATTTTACTTTAACTGAGTGTGTAGAAAAAGAGGCTAAACTTTTTAAAATTCGTAATGCTGATGCAGAGAAGATGTCAGCTGAGGAAATTTTTAAATCAGAGATTGCATTCAAAGATCCAATTGCAGTACAGATGTTAGAGTTAATGAAAGACTGTAAACTTAGTGTGGAAGGGTTAAACCCCAATGGAATTGAATTGGGTGCTATTACAGTTTTTAGAAATACCTTTGACAAAATTTCTCATGATAATTTTATAACCTCATCTAGAATTTTAAGAGAAGCATTTCCTGCCGATACTGTTATTGGTGGATATTTGTTTGTATCCCTTGCAAATCTACTTGAATTGAATGAAAATGTCGATTCATCGTGGGATGAGGATGCAATATTAGAAAAATTTAAAAATTGGATACGAACTCAAAATAAATGTAAACAAACAGACATTACTAAAGATGGTTTTCGTGTTAAAGATGTCATTACATATCTCATTGTATCCAGAATTTTAAATGATACGGATGGTTTACTTAAAAAATGTAAAGAAAACCTTACAGAAGGTCAGCTTGAAATTGTTGAAGCAATATGAGTCCATTTAATTATATAAAAGCGATTAACGAAACCAAAGAAGATGTGATGCTTACTCCACAAGATGAGAGAAAGTATTCATCTTTTATCGTGAATCGCGGCTTATCTTTCTTTATGGACACTATATTTCAAGTAAATGAAATGAATCGCAACCATCACCTTGATTCAAGACTTCAGTTTGATTATTTCCTAAATACAATTAGGAAAAAGAAAAGGTATAGTAAATGGTTGAAATCTGAGAAACTACAGGACTTAGATGTAGTTAAAGAGTATTATGGATTCGGTAATGAAAAAGCCAAAGATGCTCTACGCATACTCTCAGGGAATCAACTGGCCTTTATCAAAGATAAACTGAATCAAGGTGGAGCGGAGAAATGAATGTATCAATTGACACAATGGTTGAGTGTTCTCTGGAAAATCCAGATGATTTTCTAAAAGTAAAAGAAACGCTAACCAGAATCGGGGTCGCATCCCGAAAAGATAAAACCCTATATCAATCTTGCCATATTTTACACAAACAAGGCAGATATTTTATAGTACACTTTAAAGAATTATTTGCACTTGATGGTAAACCAACCAATTTTTCAGAAAATGACCAAGCGAGACGCAATACAATAGCTAACCTATTAGCCGAGTGGGGATTGATAAAATTAGTCAGTCCTGCCGTGACAGAAGAACTTGTAGTTCCTCTGAATCAGTTAAAGATTCTAGCATTCAAAGAAAAAGATGATTGGAATCTTACTGCTAAATATAATATTGGAAGTAAAAGGATAGATGATGAGCAAAGTAAAGAATGAAACACTCAACTTTTTTAAATTAAATCCCTCTGTTAAAGACCCTTATTTTGCTACAGAAGGTTCAGCATGTTTCGATATTCATGCTAGTATTATTGATGGTACTAGTTACCAAGTAAATCAAGATACGTTAAGTAAGACTATCGAGCGGCCAGTGAAGGGAGATTCACTGCAGATTTTTTGCATGGAGCGAGTTTTAGTACCTACTGGATTGATTTTTGATATTCCAGAAGGATACTCAGTCCGTTTACATTCTAGGTCAGGTCTGGCTTGGAGAGACGGCTTATACCTAACTAATTGTGAGGGTATAATTGATTCTGACTATGTAGATCCTGTTTTCGTTATGATGACTAATATATCTCAATCTCCAAAGAGTATAAATAATGGAGATAGAATATGTCAGGCTGAATTGGTAGAAAAGATTTATCATGGTTTAACCGAGATCAAAACACAACCAGTTCAGAAGACCGAGCGAGAAGGTGGTTTTGGTTCTACAGGCAAATAACAAATTTGTTATATGGCCAAAAATTTAACACAAAAAAGGGAGTAATCCTATGTTAGAAAAAGCAACAGGCTGGATTCGCAGTCTTACAGAAGCCGGTCTTGCGTTAATCGCACTAGGCGTGGTTCTTCAAATTCTTTTCGGAGCAGCTGTACCATTTATCGGCCTTGATGTCGTTGGTTCAGTAACTTCATTAGTTTCAAAACTGGGTGCTGAAGGTCTAGTAGGCTTAGTAGCGATATGGGTACTTTGGGGAATTTATTCCAAGAAGTAATCTAACTATTATTGTTAGGGGGTGAAGCTCATCCCTTAACAATACCTATATATTATGAAATGAATGATTTTGAAAATGGTAATTGGATGATACATAATGATGGTATGAAGACCAAGTACAAGTTATTAGTTAAGGACTCTGGGCACTATGCTGAAGATTCATTAACTAAATTAATTTGGACAGTATTTAAGCATCGCTGTCATCACTTTCTAAAAAGAGAGGGATGGCGTGATTGAGATTGACCATAGTGGTAATCTCATAACACCTCATCGCCGTGTGCTATCGGGATGAGATATTATTAACCTCGCTTTTAGAAGGAGGACATTATGTTTTTAGCACGACACTCTGCGTTTACACCCCAAGACTTCCAAAGACTGATGGGCCATACTGTTGGCTTTGATACGATTTTTGATCGTCTTTTTGATATGGATCTTACTCGCGATTCGGGGTATCCCCCATATAACATTCGGAAAATTAACGAACTTCAATACTATATTGAGCTTGCTCTCGCAGGTTTCTCAAAAGAGGATATTGAAGTTGAAGTAACGGATGGTCAATTAGTCATTCGTTCCAAAGAAGACAAGAAAGATGATCTAAAAGATGATTCTTTCGTTCATAAAGGTATCGCTAAGCGTTCTTTTATGAGAAGTTTTTCGTTGTCGGATGACATCATTGTAAAGGGTGCAGATCTCAAGGACGGCATGCTTGTCGTTGAACTTGAGAAAGTGATTCCCGATGAGAAAAAGCCTCGGCTGATTCAAATTGGTTCTTAATTATGACGCAGGGGCTCTACGGGGCCCCTCAAATATCCCATTGGAGATAAAAAATGGCAGAAGAAGAAAAAACTGAAGAAGTATTTAAAGTTGATACTGAAGAAAATACAGAAGACAAAACAGTAAAAGTTGATACAGAAGAAGATGATGGTGTAGTTCTTGACACATCAACTGGTAAGGGATTAGAAAATATGGAAATCCCTGACAGTATGAGAGCACCAGTATTTGAAGGTGGAAGAACAGTTCGTATTTTGATGAATGAAAAATATGGATTTCCTCATGGTATTCAAATCACAGCAGGTATCTCAAATCACAAACCACAACTGGTAGGTAAACCAAGTGATGTTCAGCGTTTGGAAATTCCAGATGATGATATTATTATTGAAGTTGGTGGTGAAATTCTTTGGAGAGCATCTGAGGATGGATTTCCAGACACACAACGTGGCCCAGAATGGGTTACTGAAATCCTAAATAAAGTAGTAGGACAAGAAGAAGCTGAAGATGAAGTGCACGAGCCCGAACATCAAGAGGTTTTAAATTAGGAGATTATTATGTTACCACTTGCAGGAATGTTGTTCAACGTAGTTGCTGGATTAGTAGTTGATAAAGCTCAAGATCTGGCAGAAGAACACGTTGAAAAGATGTTAGATGATATACTTCCAGACAACGCAAAAAAAGAATTAGATAAAATTATAAAGGGCGACAAATCTCATGTATTTGAGAATGCAAAAGATGCTCTTAAAGGTGCAGTAGAAGGTAAACTTCCTGTACAGATGAAAGATGGCAATTTTATGCCAATAGAAATGAAAGTTGTTTTAAAATTTGATCCGTCTACAGGGTCATTTGATATTAGAAAACAGTAAAGGAATATTATGGCAGTCAAGATACCAATTTATAATGGACACCTGACAAAAAACTTTGGGTATCAAGAAATGATAAAAAGCTCTACTGCTGATCGTTTGGGAATCTCAAATGATGCTACAAGAGAACACGTTATTAATTTAGTTAATCTCTGTAATTTTATTCTACAACCGATAAGAGATGAATTTGGAGTTATTCGTATCAACAGCGGATATCGTTCACCAGCATTAAATAAAGCAGTAGGCGGTTCAAAGACAAGTCAGCATTGTAATGGTCAAGCAGCAGACTTTGAATCGACAAAAATTTCAAATCCAGACCTCGCAAAATGGATTGAAAAGAATCTAGTATTTGATCAGCTAATTTTAGAATTTTATGATGGAGTTGACCCAAATAGTGGATGGATACATTGCTCTTACGTTCTTGATGGGAGTAACCGAAGTAAAACAATGACGGCTCTAAGAGTTAATGGGAAGACCCAATATAAGACAGGCCTTCTCGCATAGGAGGAAATATGAAATATGTGTGGCTCATCTATTTACAAATTTTATTTGTAATAGGGGCAAATCGTGGGCGTTCATGGGTTGACAATCACATCATATTGTGTTATAATAATTTAGATAAGTTAGAAGTTGAATACATCAAATACTATAACCTAGATAAATTATAATGTTTTACACCAATGTTCAGCCTCATGGTAATTTTATTGCTTTACGAGGTATTGATAATCGTGGGGAGACTTTCAAAAGTAAGATTCCCTACGAGCCTACCCTTTACGTTCAATCACAAAAACCACAAAATCCCCAATGGAAAACCCTAAGTGGTAAAACTGTAGCTGCAGTTAAATGGGGTTCTATGAAGGACTCTCGCCAAGCCATGAAAGAATATGGTGGTGATGTTTTCGGAATTGACCAGTTTCAATATTCCTTTATCTCTGACCAATATTCAGGCCTCATAGATTATGATTTATCCAAAATTAAAATAGCATTCATTGATATTGAAACAAGTTCTGAATTTGGATTTCCCAATATAAGACAAGCCAATGAAGAAGTTCTGGCCATTTCCATAAAGATGAATGGAAGGTTCAGAGTGTATGCGTGTGGTGATTATGTTCCCTCTGATGGAGTTGAATATATTCATTGTATGGATGAAGAGAACTTACTTGAACGATTTATTTCAGATTGGGCAGCAGACTATCCAGACATTGTTACAGGATGGAATTCTCGCTTCTTTGATATTCCATATCTTATGAATAGAATCCGAAGACTTCTTGGAGAGAAGGCAGCAAATCGTCTTTCGCCTTGGGGTTGGTTTAAGGAAACTGAAGTTAGTTTATTGGGTGGTAGAAAACAACAAGTATTTGATTTGGTTGGACTCGCAAGTATTGATTACTTAGATGCATACAAAAAGTTTATGTATGTCAATCAAGAATCTTATGCTTTGAACCACATTGCCTATACAGAATTGGGAGAGAAGAAGCTTGATTATTCTGAGGCATCTTCTTTACATGAACTCTACAAAACAAATTTTCAAAAGTTTGTAGATTATAATGTTCATGATGTTGTCTTGGTTGAGAGACTTGAGGAAAAACTAAAACTCATGGAACTTATCATTTCACTAGCCTACATGGCCAAGTGTAATTTCAATGATGTGTTCAGTCCAGTAAAAATGTGGGATTGTATTATTTACAATCATCTCCGCGAACAGAATATTGTAATTCCACCAAAATCTCATGAGGTTAAAGATTCGGCATATGAGGGCGCGTATGTGAAAGACCCACAAGTAGGTCGGCATAAGTGGGTTTGTAGTTTTGACTTGAATTCTTTGTATCCACATTTGATAATGCAATATAATATTTCTCCTGAGACTATTAGGGGTACTCATCCAGAGGCTAGGAAAGATTCTAGTGGCCATCATGTCATGGTAGAGACTATGTTGGATGGGGAATTGAATACTCAATTTCTCAAAGATAACAATCTTACTATGACCCCAAATGGTTCTTTATATACTCGCAAGAAACAAGGTTTCCTTCCAGCACTCATGGAGAAAATGTATACAGACCGTGTGAAGTATAAGAAGAAGATGATTGGGGAACAGAAGAAAGGAAAGTCTGCAGATACTAACAAGTTGGCACAGTATCACAATATGCAGATTAATTTAAAGATTGCTCTTAACTCAGCTTATGGTGCTCTTGGTAATCAATGGTTTCGGTTTTACGATATGAGGAATGCCGAGGCTGTGTCGGTTGCTGGACAACTTTCTATTCGGTGGGCTGAAAGAGCAGTCAATCAATAC